ACAATTAAAACAATTTTTTAAAAGTTATGAACGTATTTCAATTATAGAAACTGATAATAATATTGTTTGGGAAAAATATAGAAATTTAGAAAGAGTTCATAGAGATATTAGGAATTATAATATAGAAGGAGTACCAAATTTTAATGAAACTGAATGTTCAATTTGTTTAGATTCTCTTTCATCTGGTAAAATTAATAATAGACTAAGACTTGGATGTGGTCATACATATCATAAAAATTGTATTTCACAAATTAGAAATCACACATGCCCAATGTGTAGAAAGGATATTAAAGGAGTATATAATCTTAAATTTGGTAACGGTAAACGTCTTCGCGGAGGTGGTCGTAAGAAAAAAGTAATACCTTTACTACCACAACCACCTTCAATACCACCACCAAATTCTTCTAAACAAGAAAAACAAACTTTTATTAAAAATTTGAAATTTTATATTAAAAAATATCGTTATATGCTTAGTGCAGCAACTTTAATTGGTTTATTAGCATTAATTACAAAATTAAAAAATAATAAATCTTTACCTGAAGAATCTTTACCACAACTTCAAGAACCTTTACCACAAGGAGAACCTTTACCTCAACAAGAAAATAATAACAGTAATATTTATAAAAAGGATTATAGAGAAATATTATTTGAATTTTCAAGACTTAATGAAAGATTAAAAAAAGATGTTAATAATGTTATTCTTATAAAATTAGAAAAAGAATATAAATTATTACAATTTACAATTAATCAGTTTATTTCTAAAATAAATAGAGAAGTAAAGAATAAAGATGAACGTGAAGAATTAATTGAATTATTACAAAAATTAATACTTAATATTGATAACAAATTATTATATATTGCTCAACTTCTTGATAAAAAAACTGAAAATAAAGATTTTTCAAAACCATTTTCTGAAAATCGTCCAGCAATGTTATTTGGTAAAACAAGTGTTTATAAAATAAGTGTTCATAAGAGAAATATAAAATTTTTAAGAACTCTTAAATTTTAAATGTCTTTATTTTATTTAATTTATAAAAATAAAATAAAAATATTTAGTAATTGTAATTATAATGGTAGTAAAAAATAATAAAAAGAAAGTAAAAAAGACTGTTAAAAAAACAGTTAAGAAGACTATTAAAAAAACCATTAATAAAACAGTTAAAAAGACGGATGAAAAAAAAGAAAATCCTTCTTTAGATAAAGTTAAAAGTAATAATATAATAAAACCTCAAACTCAACTTCAAACAGTTACACCTGTTAAAAAAGGTTTTTTTTCTCGTTTAAAAGAAAAAATTTCAAAACATAAATATAAAATAGCAGCAGGTGTTGCAACAGTTGCTGCAGCAGGAACTGGTATATATTTATATAATAAGAAAAAAAATGAACAACTTAAAAAAAAACAAGATGAATTAGATGAACTGGCAAAAAATTTTAAAAAGAGAGAAGAAGAATTTCATAGTAGAACAATAAAATCTGCAAAAGAATTAAAGGATGCTCGACAAAAATTAAAAAGAGAAGGTAATAAATTTACAAATATTAAATATCATTTTGAAAGATACCGTAATTATATAAAAGATTTACAAAAAGAAAGAGAAAATCTTTTAGCAGAATACCAAACATTAATTAAAGCATATAAAAATGCACTTGAAAGAGCGTCAGAATTAAAAAAAAGTAATAAACCAATTACTACAGCATTAAAAGATGAAATTAATGGTATAAGAAATAAGGTTAAAAGTGTTGAAAATAAATTAAATACTACTACAGATGAATTAAAAGATTCTCTTAGAGAAAATAGAGGTTTAATATCTCAATTAAATAATGATCCTTCTACATCTCCTGAATCAAGAGAATTATTAAATAATCTTGAAAGTGAAATTAGTACCATTCAAAAAGAATCTAATGCTGAAAATAAAGCACAAGAAAAACAAGCACATTCAGAATCTGCTCAACTTGAAAAAGAATTTAGACCTATTTTAGATGTTATATCATCACATGTTCCTGGAGTACCTGGTGTAGAATTTCCAGAATCAAATGTTACTGGATATCCACAAGTACATATAGTTGAAGGAATACCTGCTTCACAATATAAAATTCCTTCACCACCTCCTGGACCACCTCCATCTAGTAGATCACCCCAACGTAGTAGTGTTGCACAGAGTGAAAAAAGACCTCCATCAAAACTTGAACAAGAACTACAAGATAAGCGAAAACAACTTAAATCAACTTCACAACAATCACCTGGACAATCATCTGGACAAGAATCAACTAGACAACAATCAACTTCACAACAATCATCTGTACAACAATTAGCTGGACAACAATCATCTGGACAACAATTAGCTGGACAACAATTAGCTGGACAACAATCACCTGGACAACAATCTACTGGACAACAGTCATCTGGACAACAATCATCTGGACAACAGTCATCTGGACAACAATCACCTGGACAACAATCTACTGGAAAACTAAGTCCAGAACAACAACAAGAAGTTGCTGCAGGAAAATTAGGTGCTGCTGCTAGAGGATTTCTTGTACGTAAGAGATTAAAACAAAATATACAACAGGCACAACAACAAGGTGGGGCACAAGAAGGTAGAATTGTTTTATCAAATCAATTTAATCAAGATTTACAAAGAACTAAAAAAGAATTAACTGAACAGAAAAAATTATTACAAGAAATACAAAAAGATAAAAATAAAGATGCTGTACAAAAAGTTAATGAAGAATTAACTGTTAGAAATTTAGAACAACAAGAAACTGCTCAAAAACAACTTCTCGGTATTCAACAACAGATTGAAGAATTAGAAAAACAAGCACTTGAAAATAAAGGATCTGCTGAATTAGAAAATACAAAAAAATTACTTGAAAAACAACGAGTAGATAAATTAAAAGAATTAGAATTATTAAAAGAACAAAATAGAGTAAATACAATTATAGCAAATCAAGAAAGACAAAAAATTTATGAACAACAATTACATGAAACATCTCAAAAATTAAAAACTAATTTATCAGATACAGATAGAAAAATATATGAACAACAAGTAAGTTATTTAAAAAATCAATCTGAATCTATAAACAGAATTTTACAAAATCAATTAGAACTTCAAAAAAATTTAACAAGTACAAATAAAGAATATGTAGAACAATATAAATTACAATTAAAATCGGCATATGAGTCTGCTTTATCACAAATGAAAAATAAATTTGCTGATAAAAATGAATTATTAAATAAAGAATATAATGTTGCAATAGATGAATTAAAAGCAAATGAAAATCTTTTTAACGCAAAACTTAATTCACAAAAAGCAGAATTTGATGGAAGAATAGCATCTATTAGAGCATCTTCTATATCAGATCATGATAAATTTGTGCAAGAAAAAAATCTTATTCATGCATATGAACTTCAAGAAATAAATAATAAAAGGGATTATGATTTAGAAAAACTTAGAATTGAAAATCTAAAAAGAGAAGAAAATAAAAGAAACCAAGAAGAACAGGCAAAAGAAGCACGAGAAGTGTTAAAATTAAAAAGACAACAAAAACAAGAACAAACTGAATTAGAAGAAAAATTAGCAAGAGAAAAAGCAGCAGCAGCAGCAGCAGCAAAACAAGCATTAGATGAACAAATAACACAAATTAATCTTCAAAAACATGGTCCCAGAGTTATACAACAATTTAGAAAAATAAAGAAAATTAAAGAAGAAAGAGTGAAACAAGAAGCACGTATAAAAGCAGAAGAACAAGCAAGGCAAGAAATTGGTGAATTAAAAAATAATTTAAATACTAAAATTAATCCAAAACCTGAATATGTACAAAATATTTTAGATATTGATACAACTGGTAAAAATATTCTTGAAATTGCACAAAATTATCAAAATGTATATTCTATTTATAATAGTTTAACTTTATTTAGTAATGAACTTGATTTAGAAACAATTGATACTCTAAGTAATAAAACAAGTATGTTATTAGTTAGTAATTTAAATAAAGATTTAGAGATAATTACATCAGCAAGTCAAACTACAAAAAATCGTTTAAAAAATGGTATAAGTAGTATAAAAGAAATTAATCTATCAAATAATGATAAAAATATTCATGATAGATTAGAAGGTATATTATATATGATAAAAGTATTTTATGAAACAAAAGATGTTGTTTTTCCAGCACGTATAGTTATGAATTTAGCAGTTCATAAACAACCATCTAGTACAATTGATGCAACTAATATTAATACAAATTATAATAATACAATAATAAAATCTGATGATAAAAAAATTAATCTTATAGTAACTGGTGCAAAGGATTTAAGTGTAGGTGAAAAACCTCTTTCATCTACTCATAAATATGGTCCTTATTATATTGTACAAAAAACAACTGATTCAAAATATAATGTTCAACCTGATATTGATCAAATATTTAAAAATACTTCACAAGAAATACCACATATTATATATTCTGCATATGGATTTTCAGGTGCTGGAAAAACATATACTCTTATTGAAGCAGCAAATCCTAATAGTGTATTAAAAAGAATTACAGGATATATTAATAATCTTCTAAAAGATAGAAAAATAATATTAAAATATCGTATTTATGATTATTATGGAGAATTATTAAATTATGATGGTAATAATGGTTGTGGTGTATTAGATTCAAAACCAGTTATTGAAAATGGTCATACTATACCAACTGATAATGAAAAAGAGAGAACTATAATTACTTTTTATAAAGGAGACTTTAAAACATATACTACTGGTGAAGTTGAATTAATAAATGAAACAGAATCAAATACTGATAAATCTTTTAAAGAGATCCCTGAAATAAAAGGTAAAATAAATACTTCAGAAATTGAAAAAGCAATTGAATTTTTTGAAAATAAAAGAAAACAAAATCTAAAAGACCCTGAACTAAGAAGTGCAATGCGTATTCGTTCAACACCTAATAATGATGCAAGTAGTAGATCACATTTATTTGTTGATATTGATATATATGAAAATTCTGAAAGAAAAGGTCGTGTAACTATTTTAGATATGGCAGGAAGTGAAAATGTAAATACAATTCAAAGTTCATATTTTGATTCAGTTGAAACAGATTATGATACAAATAAATTTAATGATAAAATTAAACTTTTTAATATTGGTATAAAAAGTCTTTCTGGATTAGCAGCTGTAAAAAGTCAATTATCTGCAACTACTATTAATAAAAATACAAATGCTATAAAAACTATATTTGATAATCTTTTTATACAAGATTTTCCATCTATTGAACTAAAAACAAAAGATAAAAAATCTGGAAGTTTTATTAAAAAAGCAGCATGGCAAAATCTTAAATATAAATTAGAAGATAGTGTTGATAAAAATGGTACATTCAAATCTGAAGATAAAAGAATAAATAAAGTTAAAGGTATTAACTATACAATGATGGAAACATTTATAGAAGATTATAATTTTTATAATTATTTAAAATTAATAAATCCAATATCTCAATTAAGATTTGAACTTTATAAAACTTTTGCTTTTGATACTAATGAAAAAAATCCAATAGGATATAAAACATTTCATTTATATACAAATGATGAAACTAAAATGGGTGTAGATCTAAGACCTGATATTAAAATAGTTCCTGAAACAAAAGGTGTTTTTACAGATATAGACAAAGGTGTTGAAACAGTTAATATTACAAATTTTAATCAATTATTTGAACAAATAGGTATAAAACCTTTACCTGGAAATTTTATAAATATTAAAGATTATTTACTTAAAATAAAAAAAGGTAATCAATCACTTACAGCAAATTTATTAGGATTTCCTTCATTAGTAAGAGAAGTTAAAAAAGATGTACAAAATACTTTAAATCTTATTTATGAAAGTATCTGGACACCTCTTAATGTAATTATTAATGGTGAAGAAGTAACTACTTATCCATATGTAAATTTACTTATAAAATATTATAATGATAATTTAACAGATAGACAAAAACTTGTAGTTTCAGAAGGACCTATTAGTAATGATAAATCTAATGAGTTAATTCAACAAGCAAATTATTATATAGCAGTATGGAATAAATATTATTTAAATAATTTACATTGTTCCATTCGTTATCAAGGTAATTTTATTATGAAAACACTTGATGATATGAAATATTATATTTGTGAGTTACAAAATAATCCATCCCATCCTCAAAAAAATTATTTTCCAGGAAATATATTACACTCTGATGATAATGTAGAACAAAAAGAACTTAGAGTTAAATTTGTTATGTTTACAAATGTTCGTTTAGATTTTAGTCCAAATGGAAAAGATCTTATAAATGATACACCACTTCTTTTAGAAAGAAATAATAATTTAAAAGATGCTTATGTTAGAAGTATTGGGTTTTCAGATTCATTAAATCCTATATCATCAAATCGTGGAACAAATGCAGTTGATTGTGTAAAACCAAAAGAACCTACACCTATGCCAAATCCAAATCCATTTAAAATGTCCAGTAAAACAAAAACAGCATTTGGAATAAGAAGAATAAAGAATAAAAAGAATAAGAAGAAGAACAATAAAATAAATAATAATAGTAAAAAACAACATCATTCAGTCAAACATCATAAAAGAAGACATTCGACAAAATATGTTAAAATACTTAAAAAACTTAAAAAGGATATCAAATTTTTAAAATCCATAAAAATTTAAAAAATTAATTGTTTAGGTTTCATTTTAGGTGTATATTGTTCTTCATTTTCACTTAATAATGCTGCTTTTAATAAAGGTGTTGGTGGTGGTAAATTATTATCAGAATAAAATTTTCTTGCAGCATATCTTTGCATAGCAGTTAATCTAGGTCTAGTTGTTGCTGTTCCATGTGTTCTTAGTATTCTAGGGGAACTTAATTTACCTGATTCTAATTCACGTTGATATTTTATATATGGTTTTATGTTATTATACAATGTTACAAGTGATTCTAATATTCTAGGTGGCCATGGATAATTACGAGGAACTGTCCATGATTTAGCAGAATAATCTTGAAAATCTGGTATTCCATTTTTAAAACGATAATTTTTTCCATAATAAAATGAAACTTTTTTACCATTTATTTTTGTTTTAAAGGCAAGATGTTTTGTAATAATACCAGAATCTTCAAAAACACTTAAATGAAGATCTCCACCATATTCTTTAAATACTCCTGCTAATGGTATTTCAAATATTGTTGCACCTGAATTTCTTACATTTTTTACTAAATATTTACCATGTTGGGTTATATCCATGATTACTCCAAAAGAATTACTTTGTAATCTTACTTTTTCTAAATCTTTGTAAAGTTCTTCTAAATTAAAACCCATTTATATTTATATTTATATATTTATTATCAATATTATTTAAAAATAAGAATAATTTTAAATAATATTATAATAATTTATGATCCTTGTATCACCTAATCCACAACCTGGACCACCGTCAAAAATTGGTATAACACTTTTATTTATATTAATGACAAAAATAATTGACAATTATAATAACAATAATAACAATAATAAAAAAAATAATTGATAATTATAATAATAATGAATTGTTTTTTAATAGAATTAATAGTGACTTTTATAGTAGTTTATATTATTTTACATGATATTTCTTTAGTTTATATTGCAATATTGTTTATTTTACTAATAGGTATATTTAAATTAGATATTAATAGCATACATGGAAATCCAATTTTTACACTTATCCAATGTGTAAAAGGAAATTTAGAAAATAATCAAATTGCTGGATATATTGGAGCACAAATAATTGGAACATATGCTGCTTATAAAGTTTATAAACTAAAAAATAAAAAATAAACATTGTTTATTTAATTAAAAAAAATTTGTTTAAATTTATATAAAATTTTATTTGAATTTTTTATTTCATTTCTTGTAAACCAACGAAGAATACTTTTTTCTTGAAAACATTCATTTTCAAATTTTGATCTACTAATCATAAAATCTTTTATATTTTCTTGACTTTCTACAGGAAATTTAATAAAATATATATAAACTTTTTTACCAGTTGGTGATGTATCTTCATATGGTACTATATTTGCTAATTCTGATTTTATAAAAGAATTATATTGTTCAAAAATAAATACAGTTTCTTCGGTAAATTCACGAAATGCTGTTTCTGTAATTGTTTCATTTTTTTCAGAACCACCAACAAATCCTGACCATAAATTATTACTTATTTCAAGACCTAATAAATAAAAAGTTTCATTATCAATATGAATATATGGAACTATTCCTGCAGCAAAGGAATCCATAATTTATTAATTATAATTTATTAGTATAAATAAAATAATTTGTTAAAATAAACCTATGTTACTTTTTAATTTTGGAAATCAGGAAAAAAATATTGAAGAATTAAATGAATGGTGTGTAAAAAATGGAATAACAAATTTAGGTAAAAAATTTATAAAACCAGTATGTTACTTTAAAATAAAAAAATCAAAAGATACTGAAATAAAATCTAAATTAGATATTGCGTATAATTTCAAAATTAATCAAATAAAAAATAGAATGAAATTAAAACCTTTATTTTTACTTGAAGTAATGAAAAAACAAATAAATAAAGTTATGAAAAAAATATTTAATGATAAAGAAAATTTAATTTCAGCAGCAAAACAACTAGGTAGTGATGTACAACCTGAAGATCTTAATAAAGTTGGACAAAAATTCTATACAGATATGATGAGAGATGCTGTAAGTCTTGCAATTAAAGAACTAAAAGAAGAACAAAAAGAAAAAGAAAAAGAAAATTTAAAATTTGGAATGCAAAAAAAGAAAAATTTTATTCAAGAAGCAAATAGAAGAAGTGTTCTTAAAGGTACTGTTGGATCATTTAACTCTTGGTGCAAATCTCAAGGTTTAGCAAAAGATGGTAAGGTAACTCTTCGGTGTATCAATAAAGCAAAAAAATCAGGTAATACAAAACTTATTCGTCGGGCAACCTTTGCTAAAAATATAGGTGGTTATGCAGGTGCTATTAAAAAAAGAAAGTTACGATTTGGAAAAAAACCAAATAAGTATACACCTGCTGCTGGACGTAAATCACCTGGTGTAAGTGCAACTAAATATCCAGTTGGAACAATTAAAAAAGGACATGACAATAATGATTGGGTTGTCGTTCAAACATCAGCAGGTGTTAAACGTTGGAAAAAAGTTAATAATTCATTTGGAAAAAAAAAACTTAAAAAATTAAAAAGTAGTAAATTTTATTTTGGATATTATCCAGGATATCCAGGTTATCCAGGTTATCCAGGTTATCCAGGTTATCAAGGTTATCAAGGTGGTAGTGGTAGTCGTTACCAAGGTAATAATTATCAAGGTGGTGGTTATCAAGATGAAGAAGAAGATAATTTTGATAATTTTTACATACCACCACAAATGCCATATAAAAATAAAAAAACAGTAAGAAATATTCAAAAAGAAATTGAAATTGCTGAAAAAATAGTTGATAATTATCCTAAAAATGATTCTATTAAAAAGAAAGCATTAAATTTAATAAACAATGTAAAAAGAAAACTAAAGAATTTAATGTCTATGGATAATATACAGAATACTTATGATTTTTTACAAGGTATTGCGGCAATTTTTGGAACTATTGTTACTATTTTAACAGTCCTTACAGTAATGAGTGATAAAGCAGAAGCACTTCAAACTAAATCACCTAAATTTACAAAACTTTTAAAAATATTTACACTAGGGTTTTATAAAACAGCAGATGATATAAAAAAACAACAACATAGTAAAAATCTTGATGATATAGATTAAAAGGATCAAAAATTAATTAAAAATTAATTATCCAAAAACTATTTTATCAACTGTTGTGCGAACACAAAATAGACGATGTGATATAATACCAATTATAAATAAAACAATTAATGTTATCTTAAAATCTTTATGAAATACCTTTGCAATTATATAAGCAGCAATAACTGTTGATATAACATCAACTATAGCAATATTAAATATTCTAATTGAATGAGGACCTGTGTTTGGTTTTCCAAATAAATTTGCATATTTACAAAGACCCGCTGACATTGTTATTTATTATCATTATTATTTTATTTTTATGATTATTCTTAAAAATAAAATAATATTATATTTAAAGAAAATATGAGTACACCAGTACAACTGGTAAATGATCTTTCAAAAAAAGAAAATAAAAAAATTAATGAATGGCATCCACAACAAGCAAAATTATTAAAGGGTTGGGCAGAGGTTGCTTCAAGTTATCGTTGGATGCATAATCAGGCATATATGATTTATAAAAAGAAAAATTTACGTTTTATGTTACCTTTAATTATTATGAGTACAGTTACTG